ACCTGTCCCACCTATCGCTGGCAAGATTATTGAAAGCGTCAGAAATATTGCCTTCGGTGATAAGTTGGAGTAAGACTCCTTGATTTCCTCTAAGCTCATACGGTAACTCCTGCTGGTATGCCAATGCTTCGTTCAATTGGGTCTGTTGAATCTGCATTGGTCGGTTTAAAATCTCTAGGCTCATCACTAACCCAAATCCCTGTACTAGCGTCTTCCCTGCCGGCACTTGTACTGGCGAGGTATTCTGCGTACTCCCTTGCGAGGATGTCGTTGGCGCATTCACGGCTGGTTGTGATGGTGGTGTACTTGTGCTTCCTGATGAGGCTATTGGCGGTGGTGCTGCTGCCGGTGGTGGAGGTGCAGCTTCCGGTGGTGCATTTGCAGGGGATTCTATAGCCATGTCTGGAGGAGGTTCTGGCGCAGGTGCAGTAGGCATTGCTTCCGGCATCGCAGTCGCACTTAAAGGGCTGGCTGGATTGACCGGACTGCTCATGTTTGTTGGATTGGTTGCGCTCTTTGTACATAAATTTGCTGATTCTGTCCACGGTGAAACGGTAGGCTGACTGTATGGTGTCGCACAGGTTGTTATTTGTTGCTCGGTTATTGTTCCTACAAATCCTTGTTGGCACGCTATTTGCCTTTCTTCAACTCTTGCTTGACACGTTGGAGGAGCTGGCTGACACGACCTTGAGATTTCAATCCAGCCGGAGTCAACAGGCTGGCTGTATGGGTCTGGGCAGTTTTGTTCCCTTTTGTACGTGACCGAGCCGATTTGGTTATTCCCACAGGTTTGCCTTTCTTCTGTTTGTGCGCTGTAAGAACAGGTTGCTGGGTTTGGGCTACAATTGTTTGAGGTTGTAGTCCAAGCTGTGTAGCTAGATGTCTGGCATTGATAGGTTCTTGTTTGGTTGATTGAGCCTGAGTGATTAGGTTCGCAAGCCAAACTTTGCACTTCCTCACGGTCTGAGCAGGTAGGTACTGGAGGTTGACCACACTCAGGTATGTTAGGATAAATCTGACACGCAAGTTGCTGACAAGCCTGCATAGTCGTACCTTGAGCAACCCCAAGGCTTGAGTACACGGGCATATTATTTTCCCAAGCATTTGCATAGCAGTATGCACTAGCATTATTGCTCTTTAGAATTAGGCAGAGGAGTAATAAGCACAAAATCCTTGCCATATATTGCCTCAAACCAATCTGGATGTAAATCATACCAAGCCTTTCTAGCTGCATCACCAATAGCACCACCTATAGGACAAGGTGAACCTGATTGCTCCATAGCAACCCAGTTTTCATGATTGGCTGCACAAGCTAACGATACTGCTGCAACCTTTAGACCACTATCACTTAGGAACTTAGCCCACCGTAACTTAACGCAGTTACTATCCGTTACCATCGTGCCACCGGCTACAGAAAATATACCACCGTTGACAGCACCACTAATACCAATACTGCAAACGTCTTGACTGAAAGCCGACATTGAAGGAGCGACAGCAGAGGACACAGGTTGACCCTTATAATTAATTGTCGTTTCATCGGCATAAACTATAGTTACAAAGAATAAAGTAATAAAAAGTAATATATGTTTCATTATCCATCCAATTCTGGTCGTTCGTTAATCTGCATTGCTAAACCTGCTTCGTCTTCAAAGATACATACCTCGGACAAGTCATCTAAGAATATAACTAGCTCACCATCAAATATACCTACCTCTTCAATGGTCTTGCCGACCATGTGTTGAAAGTAGTCTTGCATACCAAATAGTTTATGCACGGTCATAATTAATCCCAATCAAGTCACCGGAGTCTATCAATTCATGTGTTAGCTCATCTTCTGCTAAACAGGAGTCACAAACAGTTTCGTCGCCTTGCTCGTTGATAATAAATGCTTGCCGACACTTATCGCACAATGCAATGCGATTAATCATAACTTGTTTCACTTTATTACCCAGCCGTGTGCTGCAGCGTAGGCATACAGAAACATACCTAGAGCCACAGATGTGATACCACGTAATGTCCACTTACCAACCGTAGCAAATTGCTTGTCTAACCACTCGGAAATAGCCTCTTTAAATGCTGCCTTGTGTAGTTCTTTTTGTTCTTCTGGAGTCATGCTATTTCCTTATTAGTCTAGTAAACTTGGTGTAGTGTTTAATTGATTATATGAAGTTACACCAGATGCAGCAGGTATACCTATCAATCCTTTATTTTCTGGAGTTGGGACACGTTTTAACGCTTTACCTGTTTGATACATCATTCGTGCAACTAATGCTTTAAATGCATCACTTCTATCTGCCATCATTCCAGCTAGCTGAATTGGCTTGCTTGAAAGACCTGCAATTCCTACTGGATTATTTTTTAACGCTGTATAAGCCCTAGATTCAGCTACATCTAATGCGTTAATTAAATCAGATTCTTTTGCATTAAGTAAATTTACTGCAGGTTCTACCCTTGCAATTTCTTCTTTTAATCCTTTTGCTCCAGCCCTTTGAGCTTCTTTTGTTGCTCCACCAAGCTCAGAAAAGTTTTTTTCTCCAATAGCTTTATAAGTTCCTTGCTTCATTTTTTGTGCCAATTGAACACCAAATTCATCAACTTTTTGTGGTGATAACAGCAACCCAGTATTTACAGACTGTGGCAATTTCTCATGTGTTTCAAATGCTTTTCTTACGGCTTTAACAGCAGCAACATCAGATGATGGGTCAATTTGATACTTATAAGATTCTTCTAAATCATCTAAATATTTCAAAACAGCAGACTTACTGACTTTATTGTTAGAGTTAGCAATCATCCCTTTAATTTGGTCATTTAATGAATAGATTTTATTTTGTATTGTATCTAATCCACGACCAAATATTGTTCTGCCAATAGTTGGATTGACACCTTCTTCAAGCATTGTTTGTACTGCTTGTTGCCCTGCTCCAGATTCCAATTCTTTTTTAGCTGGTTTAATAGCAGACATCATTAATTTATTTGCTCCAGAACTTAATGGAGCTTGCAATAATCTTGGAGCATTTGGAAATAATCCGCCAGTTAATGTACCAACACCAAGATTTTCAATTCTGCTTTCTTGACCTAATGTTGGCTGTAATGCGCTATAAATTCCACTTAAAACAGAACTTCCAACAGTACGATTGGCAGCAGGAATAAATGCTAATGGCGCTGCTGTAGCTATATTACCTGCAATAGCGCCTACAGGAGCTTCTTCAGCAATAATCCTATTTTGCTTAATTTGCGATGTATCATATTGTTGCCTAGGTAATGCTTGATAGCCTTGAATTGGACTAGATGATGTTTCACCTGTTCTTGGATTAATGTACTCTTGTGGGTTTTGTAAGTCACTAAATAATTGTTTAGCACCTTCATATAAATTAGATGGTGCAGTAGCAGCACCTTTTAAATTGCGAGATAGCCATGATTCTTCTTGCAATGCTGCACGTGTAGCATCATTAGCTTCTTTTTGACTTTGTAAATGAGAATAGTCTAACTTAGATTCATTGTATTTTGCTGCTTGATAAGCATTTGTAACTTTTTTAAATTCAGCAGTACCTTTTTTATCTTTGTTATCAATAATCCATTGTGCATATTGCTCTGCAGCAGCCATAATTATTTCCCACCTTTAATAATGCTATCCGCTTCATTAAATATAGTATTTGTTTTATTTTTTGTTTTTGCACCGGCATTTCTTATGGCTGGAGGAGCTTCAAATTGTTTTGAATAATCTTTAGCCCAAACAGTATCAGCGCCATCAAGATGACCATAAGTATTATAATACTCATTTAAAAATTGTAGTTTTGCTTTAGACCTAGCTAAATCTTTGTTAAAAGAATCTATTTCAAGTTGATTAACACTTCCTTTTGTACCAACATTTGGCAATGATTTAATGTACATAGCAATATCACGGTCAGATGTTGTACCAGAGCCTTCAATTCTCATGCTTGGTGCAAGTTTACTAAGAATTTGTGTCATTCTTTGTTCTGGCGCACCTTCTAATTTATTTAATCCCCAAACATTTGGCAAAATGTCAGAATACCACTCACCGGTTCTATTTTCTCTGTTTAAAGCACTAAATTCATCAAACTTTCTTTGCATTGCTTCACCTTGAGCTACTACTGCTGCATTTGCATCAATCTTTTTACGAGCATAGTCAGCAGCTCTTAACCTAGCTTCATCTGCTTTTGCTGGAGGCAAGTTAGACCAAGGCACACGAATACCTGTTGGAGCTTCTTGAAAACCCTCTGATATTGGTGCTGTTGACCCACCAAATTGTGCTGCCAATTCATCTAATGTAGCCATAATTAATTCCTTGCTTTTGGTTTAGTTTGCGCTCTAAATGCATCTGCGGATTTTTGGTCTGGAAAGTAAAATACTTTCCCACCAGCAGTAACAGAAAAGTTTTGTGGTCGTTTGTATCTATAATCTGTTGCAGCTTCGGTAGCTTCTTGCTCTGTTCGTTTATAGGGAGCTTGAAATTGTTGAGCAGCTTCAACTGTAAGTTTTTGCCAATCTGCTGGAGAACCTGTATATCCTTTATTTACTGCATATTCATAGTTTTCAATAAAGTTACTTGGTTTAACTTGTTTAGGACTTCCTACTGCTACGATTTTTCCTTGATTTGGGTCATAAACAGAACCGCCTTCAGCTACGTTTACTAAATCAACTTTTGCTGGTGTAGTAATGTCTTTTAATGTTTTAAGTCCTGCTAAATAAGATGCTGCTCTTGGGTCACCACTTAATATCATGGCATTTAATGCTTCTTGACTCATTTCTTGTGTTGCTGGAGCAGTCATTACTTGCTGAGTTGTAGCAGGTGCGTAAGTTTTGCTTAAACCAAAGTTAGGTGCTACTGCATTTGCATCTGGAGTTTGTGGTAAATAACCACCACCAGATACTTGCTCAGTTGCATATTGTGCTGGAGTTGTTGTGTAAAGTCCTTTAGCAGCAACATCAAATGCTTCACGCTGTGCTTTTTGACGATTCATTTCGTCTATTTTTTGTTTAGTTTGCCAGTCTTGTAAAGCAGTATCGTAGACACCTTGTGCGCCTGTCATACCTGCTTGTAGCGACTGACCAATGATACGACCAAGACCTAAGTTTTGATTCTTAGGTGCTGCGAGGTAACCTAATACAGCATTGGCTATACCAGTAGTAGCTGCACGACCTTTTAACTTGTCTACAGCTTCTTGACCTAGCAGACCGCCTAAATATTCTGGTGGTGTTGAACCAAATCCACTTAAATAATCTAATAATCCGTTTGCCATAATTTATCCTAAGCCTAAATCAATATTTCTTGGTTGCTGATATTGTGGGTAATATTGTTTTATAAATGCTGCAAGACCTTCTGGACTTGGAGCTTGACCTACTTCAATACGACCTGATGGAGCTGGACTTACTTGTGTTGGCTGATACATACCTGCCATCTTTGCTGCACCCATTAAGTTATCAACACCCATACCACCAGAAAATGGATTTGAGAAATTAGAACCTAATGATTGTGCGCCCATACTAGCTTTATCTAATATAGAACCAGTACCTGTAAATAATGGAGTAGAAGAACTTGCACCTAAATATGCTTCTGGTGCTAGATAAGAGCCAGTAGCAGGATTAAATATCATGCCTGAGCTTTCTATTGTACCAGCAAGTGCTTCTGGAGCTAAAGATGCTGTAGTACCTGCACCACCTGCTGCGCCAGCACCTAATAAACCTTGACTAGCAAGACCGCCACCGTAACCTAAAGTACCACCAATTGCTGCGTTCTTTAATGATTTTCCTAGGCTTTTGCCTTTAAGTAAAGAGCCACCACCACCTACGGCAGCTCCTACCATTGCCATTGTAATTGGATCACTCATATTAAGCTCCCTTCACTTTGCCAACAACATAGCAGATAGGTTCTATGATTGCACGATAGATACGACCTAGTGAATCACGTTTCTTGCCACGCATCTCTTTCCACAAGTCAGCAGTACGATGACGTGCAATATGCTCTGCAACACGTCTTACAGCGTTTCTAAGCGCATTTGGTGTTCCGTTAAAGGCATAGGCTACGACAGGTAAGAATAATGTGTGATAGCCCTTCTCAATCGTCTTAGCATTTGGCATGGTAGCAGAATGTTGTAACCATACAGCTTGACGGAATGAACCAAAGCCATAAGCCTCATTCATCGCGGTACATACTATTTTACCACCACTTGATGTGCTTGTAGTAGTAGAACCTTGAGGTGTACCAGTCAAGTATTGAGCGTACTGGTTAAGTTTAGCAGTAGGCAAGTTCTCTTGGTAGTTAAAGCGATTGATGTCTGCCTGTAGTGCTGTGTTGGCATAGTCTTCTCTAGCTTGACCAGTTTTAAGCAATTGATTAATGTCTGTGTAGTCAGCGTTAGCTAGTGCAGGTGCGCCCATTGCTGCTTGTTCTTGTCTACCACGTTCGGCAGCATAGTTAGCGTAGGAAAGTTCCCCAGCTTTATTAGCCAAGGTATTAGCTAATGTATTAGCAGCACGGTTTTGAATGTCAGCACTTACACCAGAGCCGTAACGACCAGCCATTGATGCGCCACCTTGAGCAGACTTAATTGCATCCATGTAGGTTTGTGTTGCACCTTGTGATGCACCAGCCATAGCTTGATTAAAGTATGGGTTGTTTTGTAAGTATTGACCACTTATTACAGCTTGTTGTTGTTGTTGAGCTGCTGGTAGTAATGGATTACCTGCCATAGCACGGGTACTTGCTGCCGTTAAAGCCTGTGTTGTTTGTGCTGATGGGTCTACATAAGTCTGACCGGCATAGTAACGAGGACTAGCGCCTTGGTATAGTTTCTTAGCTTCGCCTAAACCATAGCTCACATAAGGCTTGAGTATTGGGTCTATGCCGGTTTGTGATGTTTGTTGTTGACCACCACCGCCCATACCTTCTAATGTCATGCGTTTGCCGACTGGTTTAAATGCTAATTCTGGCAACATATCTAAATGGTTATATCTCATGTAAATCTCCTAAATGCGTAATTCCCAATGTCTTGGTCTAAAACCTAATTGTTTTGCTCTCGTTTCCCAGCCACTTCTCATGGATGCAAACGTCACTTTTGTGCAATTGCCTTGTTTAGCAATGCTCTTGGCAAACTCAAGTCCAAAGGATAAATCATCGGGATTGCTTGAATCTAACCATGCTGCCCAAATGTGCATCTCTACACCGTTAGGCTGTAATACAATAAAACCTTTCTTTTCCGGTAATACCCACAACATTGAGCGTTGCTCGTAGCAGTCGCAATAGATGTCTTCTGCAAGCCATTCTGAATGCCCTTTAGCACGAACCTTCTCAAGACCCATGCGAACCCACCACCAGCAATGGCGCAGTTCGTTAGGATGTACATACGAGAAGTCCACTATGCAACCACCAAGTATTGATAAGTTAAGTCAGTAATGCTTGATGATGGATGTGTAATCACGGCAGAACCTTTACTCCTAGAGCTAACGTAAGGTGCGTTAAATATGTTAGTAGTATATCCATCTGATGATACATAGTTCATAGTAACAATAGCACTAGGTGTTGATGGTCTAGTTGGACTTGTTTGTGCTGCTTTAGCATCAATAGTAACCAATACATTAGTAGTAGACCACATAATTTGAATATAATCATTCTTTGCTAATTCAACAAAAAAGTTCATTGCTGCAATAACATGGTATGGGTCTGTCGCATTCTTACGTGGTGCTAACCCAAATGCACTATTAGATTTAGGTATGTCAGTTCCATTTTTTCTGAACCAAATACTTACGTCTTGTGTAGCATTATCAAGATTAGATAACTGTAAGCTAAACTGCACATTATATAGACCAGAGTAAGCCACCTTTAATTGCGACCCACTCACTAGAGTTATGCCATTTTCAAAATCTACTGTATTTAATGTAATTGGATAGGCAGTTGTTGTACTAGTTGCTACTTGGTCTGTATCGTCTTGCCATGCGCCATAAGGTAATGCAATGTTAGATGCACTAGCCGTTGTTGGAGCAAATAATATAACTGAATCAAAACCAATACGCTCATCATACAAAGTAGTAGTAGTTGTTCCAGTTGCTAGTGTTATAGTGCCAGTATTGTTAGACTTACCTTCAACAAGATTGTTTACTACCTCGGATATTTCCCGTGGAGTAGAGCCTGCTGGGTTGAGCTTACGATACATTATCTAGTACCCTGTGCAGTTACATCAATATCAATACCAATGGCATTAGACCAATTGCTGCCAGTAGGAATTACTGACAGACGATGATACTTACCACTACTACGCAATGCTACACGATTCTCGCTACTTGCTGGAATGTATGAACCTAACTGTGGTACTGCGCTTAGAAGTGTCCTAGAAGCAATTGCTACGCTCCCAGAGCCATTATCTACGATTGGTCGTGCCAATGTAACCACGGAAGTTACTTCGCTTCCTATATCACCAGTTGTTAGAGTAGCCGTTGAGTTAGCACCAGTAAAAGTAACAATTTTGGTATCTCTTGCACCGGCAAATAAGAACTTACCGCCAGACCACAATGCATCATCTAGCGAAGTAGTCAATGTGTCCATGTTGCCGTATAGGTCTAAGCCTTCTAACGTCATACCGGCTGATGCAGAACTAGCCACAACATCCACGTCTGTAACGCAAGATGACCACTTCTGTACTTGCCAGTTGTAGATTAGCAAAGTATTTTGTGCAAAGTTGTCTATAAACTTCCAGACCACAATCTTACGAATCGGGTCAATGGTTGATGACATTAGATTAAGTTTAGACGGGTTGGCATTAGCATAAAACCATGAGTCTATCTTTTGCGTACCAATTGCCGTTACTGTAGAGCCATCGCATGAATAGAAACCATCAGCACCTAAGAAGTAGCTCATGCCACCGTACTGCACAACAGAGTTGCCTTCAACACAGCCAACACCACGACTAATCGTGTCAAATTGGAAGAATAAAGGTGATCCAATGTAAGACATACGCACGATAGCACGGTCTAGGAATATAAGACCAACCTCACCACCAGTCATGCCTGTAATGTTGCCACCATCGGCAATTACTTGATAATCTGATTGTGATGCGCCACCTGATACCCAGTCAAACTCGTCATTGATGTCAGACCATTGAACTTTGTTTGAGTTACTACCAGCATCTAAGTTAGCAGCTACCACAAAATCACGCACAACTGTAACGTACTTAGCTACAGGCGCATCTACGCTTAAATCATCAAATGTTGTGCTTGAGCCTAGTGTAAAACTTTGTAGTTTGTTGACGTTGTTAGCTGCAATAATAGTATTGCCGAACTGTGTAAAGTTCCATTTGACTACACCGCTATAGTTGCCAGTCTTAGATACGTTGTCTAAACTTAAATCGCCACCATCAAACTTAAATAGTTTGGTAGTACCGCCAGCAAATATATTGGTAGTAGCACTAAAACGAGCAGCAAAAGTATTATTAAGGTCTTCACTTGCAGCAGCAGAATAATCTACGGCTAACGGGAATGGACTATAGCCTAATGCAGTAGGAACTACATTCTGTGCAACAGACAAGTTTTCAGCAACACCGGCTAAGTCTGGTGTCCACTCTGTAAAAGCTATGCGTTGGGTAGCCATTATGCAGTACGAGTCCACATATAAACTACAACATACGGTTGTAGATTTGCGTTTGTACCGCTTACTCCAGCAGATGCTACAGATGTTGCTACAGTAATTCCAGTTGTAGCAGATTGTGTACTAAATGAATAGTAACCACCGCCAACACCACGAACTGAGTTAGAAGCATTACCTGCACTATAACCATCAGCATTTGGACTCATTGCGTGTGAGTGACCAGAATCTGTTACTGTTGATGTTGCGGTATGAGTATGACTTACTACAACAGCATCAGCACTACCACCAGTAGCACCAGCAGCAAATCCAGTACCAACACCAACAAGTACTTTGCCTTCACCAAATGCTACCCAAGTACCAAAGCCAAACAATGTATTTGGGTTAGTAGAAACAGTAGACGAATATATTGAGCCAATTGGGTACAATACAGCCAAAGCTGCAATAACAAAAGCTGTCGTAGCAATCTGAGTAGTATTAGTGCCACTTGCAGCAGTTGGTGCAGTAGGTATTCCGGTCAATGTAGTCGTGCCAGTAACAGTTAAGTTGCCACCTACGGTAAAATTATCTGCATCTGTACCAGTTTGTTGGTCTTTAACTTGAGCCATCAACTCACGGATAGCATTATTAATACCAGATGGCGCACAACCCTCGGCAATATCTATGCCACCAATGTCGGTATTGTTGGATGCCGTTGCACTCCACTCACTTATCTTATTCTTTGCCATGATTTATCCCTTTAAAAGCCATGTATTACTACTTACAGGTGTTTCTACCCATGTGTTTGATGATACTGATGTGTCTGTCCAAGTATTTGTGCTGTCTGGTGTTGGTGTCCAGTTATGACCTAAGTTAATTCCATTAGCAACTACAGTAGCATTACCTGCAATTGCGCCTTTTCCGTACCATATTGCGCTACCATTTACATTTACAGTAGCAATGCCATTAATATGTGCATCTGCGCTGTATTGAACACCACCAAGTGCTGTAACTGTAGCAAGACCGATTACCGAGCCTGATGCAGTTCTAACTCTACTTGCATTACTTGTAACAGTTGCCGTGCCAGTTATTGCTCCAGCAGCACTTCTAATCCTGTAAGCCGTAGCTTGTACTGTAGCATTGCCTGTTATTATAGCATTTGCGCTGTAAATTACACTAGAACTTGCAGAAACACTTGCCAAGCCATTAATGCTTGCTACCCCTACTCTTACCCTTGTTGGATTTGCAATAACAGTCGCAAAACCATTAATTTGAGCATTACCAAACCTAGTTAGCGATGAATTTGCTTCAACGACAGCATTTGCTGTAATAACAGCTTGACCTGTACGGATCGCATAAGCATTTGCAGTAACTAATGCACTACCATCAACACTTGCTGTGGCTAATATTACTTGGCTGGCTAGTGAGCTATATGGTATCTGTGAAAATGCTGCAAATCCAAACATAATTTATCCTTAGAATGTGATTGAGCCTGAACCAGTCCATTTATAAACTCTATAACCACCTGCTACGGTAATGGTTGGAGAACCTGTTGTAGAGGTTGCAGCAGAAAATGAATCAGCATAACGGATTATAACAACACCTGAACCACCAGCAGGTGCTGCACCACCACTAGCACCACCACCACCACCGCCACCGGTATTTGCTGTACCTGCTGTAGCAACTCCATTATTACCAATACCTTTACCACCACCACCAGCACCGCCAGCACCACCTGCATATAAAGTAATATTTTCAACTCCACCACCGCCACCGCCAGCATAGGTAACGGATGAGCCTGATATTGAAGAAGCAGTACCTGCACCACCAGCAGCACCATTTGTGGCAGCTACGCCATTTGCACCGACTGCGCTAGCGCCACCACCTGCACCGCCATTTGCTGATGCTCCGTTTTGACCACTTCCACCGTTATTTCCTTGTCCTGCTGTACCTAAACCACCACTCCTAAAATTATATCCTGCACCACCACCTGAACCGCCATTAGAGCCATCATTTGAGCCATATCCGCCTCCACCACCACCTATTGATGTTATTGAGCCAAATACAGAATCAGAGCCATTTGTACCTTGTGTAGTTGTTCCAGCACCGCCAGAACCAACTGTAACTGTAATTGCAGAGCCTGAAGCAACTGATAACCCTGTGGCTGTTCTAAAACCGCCTGCACCACCACCGCCTTGGTATTCTTGTCCGCCAGCACCGCCACCACCACCAGCTACGACTAAGTATTCAACTGTAGATGGAGGTGGAGGAACAACAGCAATAGAAGCCCAAGTTGTACCATTGTATATTTCAGCAGCAGCAGTTGTTGAGTTATATCGTGTCATACCAACAGAAGCTGTAGATGGTCTTTGTGCGGTAGTTCCAGCAGGAATAATTAATGCACCAGTAGATGCAGTACCAACCACTCCACTTGATGTAATTCCAGCCGTTCCGTCTAATGTGATTGCCATGTTATATCCTTAAATTATTGTGCTAGTAACACTATACCAAGCTGAACCATTGTAGTACTCAAGTACACCTAAGTCTGTATTAAAACGAAACTTACCTGTGGCTGCTGTAGGTCTTTGAGCAGTAGTACCTGCTGGTAGAAACAAAGCACCTGTAGCAGAATCCTGTCTTGGAAATATGCCAGTAGTAGCAGGTAGTGTAATAGTAGCCGTTACATTATCAACAGCAGCTAATTCAGTTGTACCCGATGTTGCCCCTTTGATTAGTAAGTTTGCCATTAAACGACTTCAACCCATGTTAGTGTTTCTTCATTCCATACATAAACTTTATCGTCAGTAGGCATAGCTACTGGAGCTGACCATTGGCAAGTGTCTTCGTTTAATACCCAGCTTGCAAAAGGTTTAGGCGGTATGAATGCATCACGAACTCGGTCGTATGTGTAACCAATACCTGCGTAGTTTTTACGGATTGTACCATTGTAAGATGTTTGAACCCACTTAGAGTAGCCACCTGACCAACGGATAAAGAAAGCCTTACCCATGTCCTCGGACTCTACACCTTCAGAGGTTAGCATTTCTATGTTGTTTAATGCGTGGACATCTATCACCACATCGTTTTCATCTAGTTTAGCAAAATATCCCAATTAATTTCTCCTTATGCGTGTCTGGCGTATTCGCCATGAAACTTATTCCTTGCCTCTGTGGCAACCAAATCAGCAAATTCTACATCATCAAAAACACCAAAGTATTTTCTTTTACCATCAACATTTACTTGAACAGACCACTTGCCGTTGCTCAAATAAACATTCTTAAATGGAGTTTTACCATTTGCGTGTTTGACTCTGTTTAAACAATTTTGTTGTTGTGTTACAGCTCTTAAATTTTCAATCCTATTGTTACTGCGGTCATTGTCTATATGGTCAATTACATTAGGCAAAACACCGTAGTGATACAAGTATATCAAACGATGTAATGGTGTTGCTTTGCCATCAATAGCAACTCTAAGATACTTGCGAGTGCCAAAATTACAGACAGACACTTTACCCGTTTCTTTGCGGATAAATGTGCCATCGTCTTTGTAATCAAACAGCTCACGAACTCTATCTTGAGTAATAGCCATTGTAAATCCTTAGAATGTAATTGAACCTGAACCAGTCCATTTGTAAACACGGTAGCCACCAGCGACTGTTATGGTAGGTGAGCCTGTGGTTGAAGCTGCAGCTCCGAATGTATCAGCATAACGAATGATTACTATACCACTACCACCAGCATATCCTGAAGTGCTTGACCCTAGATTGCCACCGCCTCCATTACCAGTATTTGTTGTGCCAGTTGATGGAGATGATTGACCTGCATTACCACCTGTTGCATAGGTTATACTTGAACCAGAGATTGATGATGCAGAACCTGCACCGCCAGCAGATGTACTACCGACTGCACTTGCACCACCACCACTACCTGCTGTACCAACTCCACCTGATGTAGCGCCATTATTACCTTGTGATGGAGATGTTGAAGGTGTATTACCAGAACCACCTACTCCACCATTATCACCACCACCACCGCCTGAGCCACCACTATTACCAGTACCACCCCTAGCACCACCACCACCGCCACCACCAGCAGAAGTTATTGACCCAAATACTGAACTTCCTCCATCTGAACCATTAATAGCTGTTGCTCCACCTGCTGCACCAGCACCAGAAGCGCCAACGGTAACCGTTATAGCAGAACCAGCCGTTACAGAAAAACCAGTAGCTGTACGATAACCACCAGCGCCACCGCCACCTGATGCACGACCGCTTGTTGTATCATTACCACCGCCACCACCACCACCGCCTACTACTAAATATTCAACTGTAGATGGAGCAGCAGAAGCAGTCACGCTATACCAAGCAGTACCATTGTAGTATTCCATCACACCTAGTGTTGAGTTGTATCTTACTAATCCAGTAGCAGGTGTTGGTCGTTGTGCTGTTGTGCCATTAGGTAATGTCAATGCACCTGTTGTGCTGTCTTGTGTTGGTACAATACCAGATACGGATGGCAAGGTCATTGTAGCAGTCACCGTGTCTGTAGCTTGTACAGTCGTTACACCGCTTGTTGCTCCTGCTAAAAGTACGGGCATTTAGTTAACTCCTCTTATTACATTACGAGATTCAGCCCTTAACGCACGAACTGCTGTTGTGTCTTTGTCGTAGTCTGCTGTCATCATGTAATCTGTTGATGCTAGGTAGGCTAGTGCCTCTTGACGCTTGGCTTCTGCTGCTTGTTCTGCTTGGACTAAGGCTAGGTCGTATGTGACTTGATTGCCGTCAGCATCAAAGGCTTCATCGCCACGAATAACAGCAACCTGTGGGTATAGTTTTAATATAGCTGAATGTATCACGCTGCAATCTCCATTAAGATTATTGAGCCTGTCGTATTTGAGGCAAATAAAGTAATTGTGCCAATACCTGCTGTAGCAAATTGTGTCTTGTATATAGTTGCAGATGTTGTTGCAGGTGAATCAAGGTAAATAGTTGTTTGACTAGCACCGCCAGTTACAGCAGAGCTTGATGTGTTAAGCAAATACAAGTTTGGTTGCATTACTGTAGCGCCAGCACGAAGCAGTCTAATACTTGTCCATGTGTCCGCTGCTGATTTAGTTACATCGCCATGAGTAACCATACATAAGATTTTGCTTGTAGCACTTGTCGGAGTAATAGTGGCAGTTATACCTGTGTCAGCATAAGAACCTGATGTGGATGTTGTTTGTGTGCTGTATGTAGCACTAACTACTTGCAACACACTACCAGTAGGTAACGATGCCTTACTCAAACCAGTAACCGCTACACCTGCTGATGTCACAGCAATCTTAGTAGAGCCACCGCTTTGTATGTTTAAGTTGCCTGAGTTATCTGCTGTGGTTATTATTCCACCTACCCCAGCCGTTGAAGCATCAATTATTGAAGCCATATTGTTTCCTTAAAGTATCCACCAACGACTGCCTGATGGTACGGTTACTGTTACACCACTATTGATGGTTACTGCGCCAACAGAACTAGCAGAGTAACCTGTAGGTATTGTGTAGTTTGCGCTGATTGTCATGTTGTTTAGCACTAGACCATTTGATGCAGCGATCTGTGGAGCGTAAGCAGTAAGCGTACTATCTTGAGCTACAGCACGGTCAGCAGGATAGGTACAGAATACGTTTTTAGTACCTGCGCTAAACGACACAGCAGAGCCTGTAGACGATGCAATAACTGTAGTCCTAGCCAATGTACCGGCAGCAACAGTTCCTAGTCCTACCTCCCACTCAGAACCGCCTACGATAGCGTAGTAAGTTGTATTACCGTTACCTATTGCAGAGGAAAATGTTTGAAAGCCACTAACAGCACCGGCAAGTGTAAGAGTGCCAGTACCAGTAGTGGTAGATGTTTCCTGTACCCTATCCTTGACTATAAGAGGCATAACTTACCCCTAAGATAATGTTACTGAAAGGCTACCTGAAGCGATTTTGAATATATCGCCAGTATCAATTGCTTTAGATACGTCTAATGGAGTGTGGTATAAAAGATTGCCGGATGTTGATGCATCCATTAAGCCAATCCAACCTACTGTACCCCAAGAGCCTGTAGCCTGTGGGAATGTGCAGTCTGCGTTAGATAGACTAGCACCGTTTGATGGTGCAGCAAATGTTACGGATGTACGTGCGTAAGAGCCACCAGATACTTCTGTGCCTGTATTAGCATCTGTAGGGTCACTTGTGTAAAGTGCCACGTAAATTGTTGTTGGTGCTGTGTAAGCTGTAGCTCGTAGCGTTACATTGATTAGAGCATTTTCTAGGTAATTGGACATTTCTGACATAATGTTTCCTTTATCGTGTTGCTATTGAGATTGAAATAGGTGACCCAGCATATTCGCCTTGATCATCTGATACGGTTAAAGCAGTTAAACCTCGGTCATACATTGTTGCCCAAGTCTGTAGACGTGAGTCATTCATAAGATAAGGTTCTGCCTCACCCAAAGCACCGTAAAGTAACAGGTCTGGACAGATAGCCATAAACGCATTTGATGGTACTGTGCTGCTCATGAATACTGGTGCTGCGTAATATAGAAGTTCTATTGTGTAGTTACTGTCTGGTACTGGAGATAATTGAAACTCTTGTGCGAGGACAGTATATTGATGTGGTAGACCAGAATCCATAGTGCGAGAGTTACGGAATAATGCGCTAGGTGACTGGTACTCTAATGTTGCAACTGGGTTTGTGTTTAGGTGTATGTCACGCATCTGCAAGAAGTCTGACGGTAGCTCTACTGTAGAATCGCCTGCTACTGCTGTTGTGGTTACTACCTTTAGCATTTGGCGAATACGTAACTCCCTACGTAAACGTGTTTCAGCAAGCCTGATAAAGTCAGGAATCATTGCTGTTAAATCGCTACGTGCTAGGTAACTGGCAATCGTAGTCTTCAAGTCTTCGTAGTTTGTCAATGCCATTAGATGCGCCCTGCCCTTGTGCGAAATGCCCTGTTATCAGGGTCGTTTAACCATGCGTTAAATCTTTTCTTGTCTATTACTGCAAAGCCTCGTGTAATGCCTTGCTTTTCTAATTCTGCGAAAACTGTGAGCGGTATAGATGCTACCTTGTTGCCGAATGCATCCTCACTCCATCTTTTACGTTCGTCTTGAGCAGCGTACTCACGCTTATTCATCTCAAGTATGCCAGTTATGTCTTGGCTTTTAGCAATGATTAGCTCATCACCGTTATCTATGAATGATGTATCTGTAATGCCGTTGGATATTATATTGCTCATAAGACCTCATAATGGGGGAGAGTTTCCCCTCCCCACATATCTAACTAACTATTAAGTTAAGTCAGCGATAATACCGTGTGCTGCTTCGTTCTTAACTTCTAATGTGTACTCTACCAATAGTTGAGTTACATCAGCATCGCCAGTTTTGGCTAGCTCATTAGTTTGGAATGGACGTAAGTAAGCTACTGAAGCCATTTCTGGATCTAGTAAGAATGCTACGTCATCATTGTCTGAGTTAGGAATGAAACGGTTAGGCACGATAGAGATAGTACCAAAGTCTGAAACAAACACGTCAGCAGCAGCGATGATAGATGCTTGTACGTTGCTTGGGATATCTTTGTAACGTGTAGCGATACCGGCAAATGTAGATGCAACTACTTTTTGAGCTGGAGTTACCATCAAGATTGTTGGTGAACCACCGCTTACGTAAGCAGATTGGATAACTGTGTTCAAGATAGTTTGTGTAAAAGCACGGTCAGTACCAGTAGTACGAGCAGTAGTACCAGAAGCACCAGCAGAACCACCAGAACCGTTAGAAGTGTTTGAAGCTAACCATGTTTGTAGACCACCCAAAGTACGAGCAGTTGTAGCATCACCAGCAGCAGCAACTTGGTTGCTTAACAAGATAGCTTCCATGTCACGTTTGATTTCGGCAGAAGCCTTAGCCAATTGGTATGCTTTCTCAGATTTACGACCAGCTTTGTTAACTGTTTCCAAAGTACCAGAAACTTTAACAGTTTTAGCAGAGATTTGAGTACGGTTACCGATACGAGTAGTAGGTGACAATGTTGCATCAGATGCAGCAGCACCCTCAACTACAGCGTTAGAAGTGTTAACAGCAGCCAAGCTGTCTTTTTGCCACTCGTGGTATACGGCAGTAGCAGAAGTCTTACCAACAGATGTCATGAATGGAGTATCTGTAGGAGAGATGTTGTAGATTACATTAGCCAAGTCTTCACGTTGACCAATGGCGGTATAGGTTTGATATGTTGCCATGATAATTCCTTAAATAAAGTTTTCAAAAGCAGAAACCGCATCACGGATTTTGCCTGTTTTTTGTAATTGAGCCATAGCCTTCTTATGCTGGTCAGTATTTGTTGCTGTATTACTGTTACCAGACTTAATAGTCTTAGGCGGTTCACTAACCCTCTTGTTTAGTTGAGGCTTAGATTGTTGTAATTTATCGTACTGCATTGCCTTATACAATGCCATAACGTGCCGAGCATCACGTACTGCTGATAACTCTTGATCTGAGAATCCTAAGTTCTTTGCAAACGTACGCAAATCTGACCTTAGTGCCTCACCTTTTACTGGATCGCTGTATTCCGGTAGTGATTCAGACAATACAGCAGCTTGTTGAGATAAGTATTTTTGCACCTCTTGCTGTTGCTCTGCTTGTTGCATCTCTGCAATGCGTTGTCTTTCAGCTTGAATTGCATATAACTTCTCTTTATTCTGCGACATCTCTGCCACTCGTACAGCGTAACCAATTGGATCAGAATCTTTTAAAGACTCTAAATCCTCTACTGGTTGTTGAGCATTCAGTAACTGCTCCATTGCCTGCAACCGTTCTGCATAAGCATCGCGCATATATTTGGCTTCTTCAATAGCTTTTTGTTCAGCCTCTACTGCTTTGCGTTGCTCTGCTACTTGTTGCGTTTTTTTGGTGTAATCTGCACCTTGTTGCGCTAGTGATTTTAGTTCAGTTAAGGTTAGTTCTTTATCCTCGCCACCGACTTTAACATTAAATCGTTGTTCGTCTTGGTCTGGTTCAGACTCCTCTGAGCTATTATCATCTTGCTCAACTTCTTGCTCGTTACCACCTTCGTCATTCTCTTGTTCTGGTTGTGCTTCTGCTTGCCCTTCTTCGGGTGCGTCTTCACCGCCCATTAAACCTAAGAATGCGTTTGTTGCTTCATTGATAGTGCCATTGCTTTGTGTGTCACTCCCGTTAGGGTTGGTGTCGGTAGTCATTTAAATCTCCAAATGCTAGTGCGCCTAGCCACGTTTTATAGATACTATAAAATCTTCCAGCGTTTGGCATTAATCTTGCGGTCATCTGCCATGCCAACTATATGTGCCATTACTTCACGGATGGCTGTTAGCTTTGTGTAAGCATCTTGTCGCTCATCGTAATCGTAAAGCGGTGAATTAGCCCACCGTAGCATTTGTAAATCTTCCATCTCTTTAAATACATCCAAGAAGTTTTGGTCTTGGAGCATATTGTTTGCCCACTCTGATTTGGTCATTTATACACCATAGGTTGTGTTAATATCAAAGTTTTCTTCTATATCTTGTGGTTCAGCCTTTATACCACCTTTTACCATTTCATTCAAGCTAGTAATGGCTGACATAATGGCATTAAGCTGTTCTGTCTGTAGTTTCCCGTCAGTTGCTTGTGACTTCATCTCTAGTTCCATCTGTTTCAATTGCAACTCGGCTTCTTTGATACGGAAGTCAGCTTCCATCTGCATTTGTTTCTGTTGCATCTCTAGTTCTTTACGAGCATTGTCTACTTGCATTTGCTCACGATCTAGTTGTAGCTTGGCTTCAGATGTCTGTGCAGATAGTTGAGCCTTCTGTTCTTCTACCTTGGCATATAACTGTGCTGCCTCTGACGTTGGATCAGCAGGTGGCTGTGATGCTGCCTGCATTATTTGCTGTTCAACCTCTGGTGTAATGTCATTAATGAATGATGTGGTGTCTTTGAAGCCAGCCATCTCAATCATGCGACCAAGAGTGCTACGGTATTGCGTTACAGTCACCAATGGGTTGTTAGCACCGTACTTGCCGATGATTTCTTCCTGTTTAGACATAATCATTTGCAACATAGCAATCTGCTCTTGGCGGTTACCGTTACCCAAGCCTACATTGATTGATACATCGTAAAGGTCAGACCATTCACGTGGGTCATAAGATACCCATTTGCCACGCATACGGATTGTCTTGGCTTGATTTTGGTATTTGCATAGTAGGTGCAAGATGCCACGGAATAATGATTTAACACCTGTTTCAGCAAAAATACGAGCCATTAGCTCTAGCTTACCTGCTGACTGTTGCATCATGGCTGCCACGGCTGTTGCTGTAGTGTTCTGAAGCACGTTAGCATCAAGACCTTGCTGTAGATCACTAACACCAGTACGTTTAGCCTGTACACCGTCTAGGTATTCCATCATCGGGAATGATTGACCGGCTGTGTTCTGTACGTTTAGTTGTGTAACTGCTTGGTTATTCTTAACACGGACAACACCACCGGCAGTAGACGTTAGCAAGTCATCTAGGTTTACTTGACCCTCTAC